GTTGGAACCCAGTTCATCCTAAAGAACCAATCGAATCAATCATGTATCGTGCGGGTCAAGCTAGCGTTATACAGTACATTAAATCTATTATGGAGGACGAAATATAATGTGCGGAGGAGGAGGAGGCGGAGGCGGAGCACCGCCACCAGCACCGCCACCATTACCAGCACCACCGCCACCACCATTACCACCAAGGCGGCCTGTACCACCACCAAAGCCTCTTGATAAAGAGACTGACGTGAACCCACAGGTGAAACGTGCTAAGAGTAAGAAGTCAAAGAACCCTTACATGCAAGGTGGAACAAGTTCTCTCAGGATACCTTTAAATCCTGGTGTAAATACTGGAACAACTCCAGCCGGAGGAATGAATAAATGAATGCACGTGAGAGATACAATCAACTGTCAACTAATCGTTCTCAGTTCTTGGACAAAGCAGTTGAGTGTTCAGAACTCACGTTACCTTATTTAATTACAGACGATAACTCTACAAGAATAAATCGTAGGTCTTTCCAAACTCCGTGGCAGAGTGTAGGAGCAAAGGCGGTAGTAACTTTAGCAGCAAAATTAATGCTAGCTTTACTACCACCTCAAACTACATTCTTTAAGCTACAAGTTAGGGAGGATAAACTTGGTGAAGCAGGACTAGATCCACAGATAAGAAGCGAGCTTGATTTATCTTTCTCTAAGATGGAGAGGATGGTGATGGAATACATCGCAGCTTCTAGTGATCGTGTCGTTGTTCACCAAGCACTTAAACATTTAATTGTAGGTGGAAACTCACTACTCTTTATGGGTAAAGATGGGTTGAAAAATTTTCCACTCAATCGTTATGTAGTTAACCGTGATGGTAACGGTAATGTACTAGAAATAGTAACTAAAGAACTAATAAGTCGTAAAGTTTTAGGAGACGATCTGCTTAAAACTATAACACCTGACCCTAATAGGGTTCAAGATGAATCGACAGGATCAAATGATGATGACGTAGAAGTATACACATGCGTTAAATCTGATGAGAAATCAGGACGTTGGATTTGGTACCAAGAAATTGAAGGAAAAATTATTCCTGGCAGTCGTAGTACTGCACCAAAGAATGCAAGTCCATGGCTACCACTAAGATTTAATACGGTAGACGGAGAAGATTATGGACGTGGTAGAGTTGAAGAGTTTGTAGGTGATTTCAAATCACTTGAAGGACTAGCACAAGCGTTAGTCGAAGGCTCTGCAGCAGCTGCTAAAGTAGTATTCTTAGTCTCACCTTCATCCACAACTAAACCTAAGACCATAGCTGACGCTGGTAACGGTGCAATAGTTCAGGGAAGACCTGAAGATGTTGCAGTTATACAGGTTGGTAAGACAGCTGATTTCTCTACAGCTGCACAGTTAGCACAGACTATTGAGAAGAGATTAGGTGACGCCTTCCTTGTACTATCAGTACGGCAATCCGAACGCACAACAGCAGAGGAAGTAAGGCTTACTCAAATGGAATTAGAACAACAACTAGGTGGACTGTTCAGTTTACTTACAGTTGAATTCTTAGTACCATACCTTAATAGAACTTTACTAGTACTACAACGTAGTAATCAATTACCTAAGCTACCAAAAGATATGGCAAGAGTATCTATTGTAGCAGGGATTAATGCACTAGGTAGAGGACAAGATAGAGAAAGCTTAACTGCTTTCATTACTACCATAGCTCAAACTATGGGTCCAGAAGCTATGATGCAATTCATTAATCCTGATGAAGCTATCAAACGATTAGCTGCAGCACAAGGTATTGATGTCTTGAACCTAGTTAAATCTCAACAGCAAATACAGCAAGAGCATCAGCAAGCTATGATGCAGCAAGCTCAAGGTAGTCTTGTAGGTCAGGCAGGTCAGATCATGGGTACACCAATGATGGACCCTGAGAAGAACCCTGAAGGCATGGCTAACATGGGTGAAATGCTAGGAACTGCTACACAAATGGCATCAGAGAATCAACAACAACCACCACCTACTGAAGAATAATGGCAGAAACACTTACATACGATGCAGCAACTGATTCAGTATCATCGGAAACTAACCTAACTCCAGATGAGCAAGACTCTCTGAAGGTTGGTGAAGAGATGGTCAACCAGCAGGAACAACTTCTTGCTGGTAAGTATAAGAATGCTGAAGAATTAGAAAGAGCCTATGGAGAATTAGAAAAAAAATTAGGCGACAAAGAATCAACTGACTCAGAACCAGATCAGCCTGAAAAGAAATTAGTAGGGAAAGATGGTAATGATATTATAGAATATTCTGAGGATGGCTCAGTCAATTACGATCAAGTTAATGATACATATGGTGATCAACTTGGTGGACTCTTTAAAGATAACAACGTAGATCCATGGGCTATTAGTAAGCACTTCCATGAAAACAAGGGAGAAATTACTGATGAAATGTATGGTCAACTTGAAGGCGCAGGTCTATCAAGAGCAGCTATAGATTCCTATCTAGCAGGTAGAGCTGTAGAATCAGGATATAATTCTGACTACTCAGAAGCACCTGACTTAACAGAAACTGATATCAGAACGATAACAGATTCTGTAGGTGGTAAAGCAAAGTATGATGCAATGACTGAGTGGGCAGGAAACAATTTAGATCAAAAGACTATAGAAGCTTTTGATAATCTTTTAGACTCAGGTGATCCTGGGGCAATACAACTAGCGGTGAATGGTTTGAAAGCACAATTTGAAGAAGCAGCAGGTTACGAAGGTAGAATGCTAACAGGTAAAGCTGCACAATCTAGTGGTGATGTATTTAGAAGTCAGCCTGAATTGGTTGCTGCTATGTCAGATCCTAGATATGATAGAGATCCAGCTTACAGACAGGACATCATAGAAAAACTTGATCGTTCAGACTTACAATTTTAAATAAAATGTGTGCCAATACAGCAGCGCTAGCAGGTCGAGATGGCGGTAATGGTATGTCTCTTGGTGGATTCATGGGTGACGTGTATACGGCCACTAAATGGACCCAAGAAGAAAGAGATGCTGCTTACGCTGACCCTGATAAATGGAATAGTAGCGTCTTCAAAGAGGGTGCTAGAGGAAACCAAAGATGGGGTAATAGAAGTGCAGATGAGTTGAAGATAGATGGACTTAAAGGTAACGAAAGATTAACAGATAAAGGTAAGGATACAATTGATGGAGAAATACCTGGATCATCAGGTGGAGAAATTAATTATTAACTAAAACAATGTGTTCACATGCCCAAGCTAGTGGCTTCTTCGCCCAAAACCAAAGATGGGGCAATAGAAGTGCAGATGAAATGAAGATACATGGTTACTCACGCAGTGATAGATATAGGTTGGATGGCAACCAAACCTATGCTGATGGAAGCACCAGCACAACAGCTGATAGCGGCTGACCCGAAAGATCGTCCTCGGCCCACACGCACTTTTACCCTACTTATTAATGACTACTACAACTGAACAAGGCGGACGCAACAACAGATTTGCAACTGAAGCACCAGCACAAGTAATTGAACAACCTTACTTTGATACTGCTGAACGTGTTAACGGACAACTAGCAATGATTGGTTTCGTTGCTGCCCTTGGTTCATACATAACAACTGGACAAATTATTCCTGGCATTTTCTAAATGGCAACTACAGTACAAATAACAAAACCATCTGATGACTGGCAGCGTTTTTGTGACTGGGTTACTAGTACCGACAACCGACTATACGTTGGTTGGTTCGGTGTCCTAATGATCCCTGCACTATTAACAGCTACGACATGCTTTATCATAGCATTCATAGCCGCTCCTCCAGTTGATATAGATGGTATACGAGAACCCGTCGCTGGATCATTACTCTATGGAAACAACATCATCTCAGGAGCCATTGTACCGAGCTCTAACGCAATCGGTCTTCACTTCTACCCAATCTGGGAAGCTGCAACCCTCGACGAATGGTTATATAACGGAGGACCATATCAACTCATTGTGTTCCACTTTCTCATCGGTATCGCAGCATACTTGGGACGCCAATGGGAACTTAGTTATAGATTAGGAATGCGCCCATGG